GGTTCGACTCCTGTGATCTTCCGCCAAAATGCCTCTTCTGACGTTCTCCAACCCCTTGTAATACTGTCAATCCAGATATTTTCTACTGCTCAATATTCAATCGGCTTCAGGAATACCTGGTCTAAGGTTTTGTGATGGACGATGAGCGGCTGAAGAATCCGCCTGTCGGTTCTTCTGTCCTCGAACGCATCCGCGATATTCACGCCAGTATGCGCCGTGTTTATTTGCAGGTGATTTGCCCCCCTGCTGACTCTCAGCCAACCGTATCGCCATTAAGGTGAAGATGTTGTTTTACTCGCCCCAGAACATCCTTTTTTATACGACTATTCTATTTCTTTAACCGCTGGCGAAAAAAACTGACTATAAACTTCACCAATAATCAGACTGCCATCAAGATTAATTTGTTCATTTAATATATCAAATCAACTTGTTTTATTTTTACTATCAAAAATAGCTCATTGCCTTACTATAATTAATATATAAATTCGGTAATTAATTCTTAACATGCTTTTGCTAATAATCTCAATTGCTGGCCCTATAATATTGCGCTAGCATTGCTTTCTGGTTGTATCAGCGATACTCAAAAATTCTTAATACAATACTCATTCGACTGGTACTTATTTGTAACTCAGTTATATTTTTTCGCCCGGTGATTCAGAGGAATGCAAAAAACGGCTACCACTCCATCAAAAATACTTGATCTCACTGCCGCGGCATTTTTACTTGTCGCCTTTCTGACGGGTATTGCGGGCGCTCTTCAGACTCCTACCCTAAGTATATTCCTCGCAGATGAACTGAAAGCCCGTCCTATAATGGTAGGTTTTTTCTTCACCGGTAGCGCTATTATGGGAATTCTGGTCAGTCAATTTCTGGCAAGGCACTCCGATAAACAAGGCGACCGTAAATTACTGATTCTGCTATGTTGCTTATTTGGAGTGC